CTGTTAGCGGTGTGATATATCCTAGACTCTCCTATGACTTTCTCCAAAAGGTAGAAAGGCTTGCAGTCGAGTCCGTTATACCAATGCGCTCCACAACTTTCCCGAAAATAACCAGTTGAGAAACTCTTCTGGGAATTGACAGTAAAGCCATAGAACGCACATGTCTTAACGAACAGGGGGTAAGCCGCCCTAGGGAGGATTACATCATCTCCATAGACACTAATATCCTTTGTACTCAACTGCAATGTTGTACACACCGCAGAAGCTATACAAAAGAATAATAGCGATTCTAGCTCGAAAGTGAATCCGTTCCCCATACTGGAGAACTTTTCGTACCAGAATGGCGATTCACCAGCAACGCCAAACCTAGATCTCAACGCGTCCATGACTAAAAACCAACGGTGAGGAAGTAATTCCCTAACAGTTGAGTTTGAAACCGTGTCGCTTGCAGAAGAGAAATCGACGGTAGCAAGATTATTAGTTTTGCTACCCTCTTTTGAGAGAAGTTGATTCCTCTCCTGCGTGTTAAGATCTAAGCCAACCCAACGAAGCCGTCGACGGATCAGGGTCCCAATGCCTTTTTGAAACCAGAGATTCAAACCTGGTTCGATTGCAATGGTCCTGTCTGTCTTCGAGTTCTTGGGCACGGTAATGACTTTATTCCCTATTTGGATTTTCCTTACGGAAAGGTCCCATCTAGGATAGATGAGTGCGTAAAGCTCACCCATAAGGTCATCTAGTGGACGCGTTGTCCCGTTTTCTAAGCGGAACTTATTGACCGGACTGGTATCCACACCCTTTATAATAAGTGTGGCCCCCGGCCCCCAGTCAGAGAACTCTACCCACTCTTCAAATGGAAATTCACCCAACACGGAATCGATTTTACGAATCACTGCGTTATGCAGTGATGCGCCAATCTCACGATTGATTGTGAGATGGTGATAACCGCGAGTGTTTAATTCCTTACATGCTTTTTCAGCTAACCAAAACTTTTCCATCGCAACCTTCTTCTTATCGATTTTAGTCGATAAAAAAGTTGATTTTGAAAGGAATTTGGTCGCTAAATAGGCATCTCGAAAAGCACTCGGATCACAATAGTGATCTGGATTCACATCCAGCTCAACAAGTTGGCGATGTTCGTTATCACGATACATCAACCAGCATGTTAAAGCCCGAGGGCAATTCAATGAAGACAGATAGCGTTCGATGACGTTTGACGTCATGTCGTGTACACTGTTCATCACGTGTATCCTTCTGAGTTAAAACTTCAGATGGGAATCCCGATTTAGGGATCAACAAACTGGATCAATATATTGCTTCCAGCGTGTTTACCGCGCTCGCCATCTCATCGGATTCATATGCAAAGTAAAGCACATGGCCCATGAGAAGATTGCGTTGAGTAAGTGTTGCCACTTTAGGGAACACGAACTCAAGATTCGCAAGACATTCCCCGATCTTCAGGGTATTGTCCGACGCGTCCATCAAC